ATCAGTGACCACCCCCAACACGTCGTCCATCAACGCTGCTGCTTTAGCAGAATCGCCCAGAGACACCTCTAAGGCTGCTGTGGCGTCCTGCAGCGTCGTCATCCGGTCGTACCCGCCCTTCAACACACGGGTCGCTGCACCTATAGCCGTGATCCCACCAGCAACCGGCCCAAGCTTACGGCCCCACGAAACAACAGTCCCCAACGCCGTCTTCGCCCGATCCCCAAACGAACGCCACTCCTTCCCACCATCACCCACACTCTTATCAACCGAACGCCCAAACTCGTCAGTCGCCTTAGCAGCACCCTTCAAGTCCGACACATAACCAGACGTATTCGCCTGCAAAGCAACTGAAATGGTGCGCCAAGCATTCATGACAACAAACCTCCCCCACCCCACCAACTATTAAAGGGATGCAGGCGGATCATCCCACTTCGCATCCGGATTACTACGGAACCCCGTATGAAACCCCTCACGACCTGCCCCATCCTTCACAGCACGCTCATGCCTCTCACGAGCAGCACACCCAGGACAAAACACGTCCACAGCATGAAACGGTGGAGCCAACTCGTTAGCGACAGGCTCCCCATCCTCATCAAACGAATTCAACCAATCGGTACGTACAGTCCCGCAACCCCCACACTCACCCGCCTTCCGCAACGACCACGCCAACGCCGCGTTCCTCGACAAATCATCCCAATCTAGAAAGTCTGTGTAAGGAATCCCGACCGGCCCGCAATAGTCCATGATCGCAGCAAAATGGGGATCACGGATTAACCTTTTCCCAAAACCTCAATCGACGAAGGAGCCTGATTGATCATCATTGCTTTGGTAAACAGTGACACTCTGTCGGCGGTAGACAAAGCGGTTTGGGCGTTCCACATTGCGGTCATCTGTTCTAGGGTCACATCGGTCTGTGGGGTATCAGGGTTATCTGAATCGACGATGTGGGTGACAGCTTCAGCTAGAAGTGCGGGGGCGAATCTGTCTTCGTCGAACTGGGGTTCGGCGGATGGGTCCCCGTTGGCTTCTTTCCTAGCTTTCGTTTTCTGTTCTTTGGTGGGTGGGTAGGCGAGCATGAGTTCTTCGACTCGTTTGTCACCGACCGCTTGGACGTGGAACGTGATTGTTCGGATCGAGGCTTCGTGTTCAGCTAGTTCTTTTTCGGTTTGTTCGAGTGCGTCGATCCGGTTGGGGTCGGATGGTTTCGTTTCGTACCGTGTCTTAGCTTTTCGGGCTGCGTCTTTAAGTTTACGGAGCCGGTCGGCGTCGCTGGGGTCGACAGGGAATGTTTCGGTGTCGGTGCGTGCAGGACGGTTGGTGAAGATGTCTAGTGGAGTGCTCATGTTTCCTTCTCTGATGTTTCGGGGTTTCTCCGGTCGGGTGCAGTGTAACCCAATCACGGTTCTCAATAACTACACCCAACCGGAGAAGAAGGGGTTTCAGCTGCCGGCGGCAACCTTGCGGTTCAGGAGGAACCCGGAAGGATGCGTGAACCCGACGGTGTAAGACGCTATCTGTCCGGCGGCCAGAGGGTTCGCGTTGATGGAAGCGATCTCGACTGGGAACACGTCCACAATGTCGTCTTCCTGTGGGCCATCTTCGGATTCGGACCAGCCGTCAAGCGCTACAACAATGTAGCCTTCAGCGTTCTCGTCGTTGAGAGCCATGAGTTCTTCCATGATCTCGTAGTTCTCGGAGTCTTTGTCGGAGGCACGGGCGAGGGTGAGCGAACCCGACTCTGTGGTGGGAAGACCAGGTACAGTTTCCTCAGCAGTGGAACACATGGTGGTTGCGTCCACATCGGAAGGTTCGTTAGAGAATCCTTCGACACCATCAGGGAGAATGGCGCAAGACAGGTCAACGATGTCGTTGCCGGATGCGTCAGTGTCCAGTTCGTCTTCGGTCGGCGCTTTCGGGTCAGCGATGTCATCTTTGGGAACGAACAGAAACTTGGATCGTCCCTGCGGGTTGAATTTGTTTGCCATAGTGTGCTCCTAAACCTAGGTGTGTGTTTTGGGTAGATGGATATGTCAACCCCAACATTGCAGGGGTTGTTCGGTCAGGTAGGGGATGCAGTGATGTAGAGTTCGATTTCGGTTATGGCGTTGGCGAGGTCGCCGGACACGTCGGCCCCTGAATCTGCGATGTGGGTGACCCCTGCCGTCTCCCAGCCGGTCCCGGTGACCCCAGTTTCAATCAGGACGGCTGCAGCAGCCTCCGAGAGCGCCTGTGCCCGCCTTCCGGCCCCAATCCCCCGTGCGACCCCTCGAACACGTATGCGGGCCGCTAGATCGGTAGCGACACAACCGAGGGTGCCGGGCCGCGACGACGGGGCGTACTCGACGATCACGCATTCGGCCACATCTGGCGGGTCCTCCACCGTCACGGGCACCGACAGCACGTCTTTCAACGCGTCGGCGGCAGCCCGCAACACCGGATCAACCTTTATCATCAGTCGGTCCCCCCAGCTATAGCGGCAACATCAGCTTCAAACTCGGACTTCACACTGTCCAATGCAGGCCCAAAATGCGGGTAAGCCGGTTGACTGTATGAACGACCTAATGAATCGGTGCCGTGAAAGCCGTGCTCAAGTCGCCGTGCCTGCGGGGCATTAGTGCCAACCGTCCCCGTCACCTCCGACTCCGACGAAGTGATCTGATGGTTGATTGAGCGGCGATAGTTTCCTGTGATCACATTCGGGCCGGGTCGGCCTGACGCGTTCGATGCGACACGGCGTTCAAGTTCGTTTGTCCACTTCGTAACAACCGTGTGCACACGCTTTTGCATCTTGGTTGCTAACGCCGCTATGTCTCCAGCTACCTCAGAAGCGTTAGATTCGCCACTCATCTCGGTACCTGCTCCCCATACTCTGAATCGACAACAACGAACCGTTGCAGCACAGCGGTGGTGCGGCGACGATCATGCGCCACATACCAATGCCGGTTCGGGAACCGATCTATATAAACGATTTCGCCGCCCTCAATCAGATCGTCAGGGCCACCAGAGTCAGGGGTTGGGACGCGCAACACACCTGTATCAATCGTTCTAGTGGGTTCCAGCCCGGACGCTTGCCGTGAGCCACGGTCGGAGAGGCTCGCAGCGCCTTCCCACACCAGCACCTCCACCTGACCGTCACCTGCCGGTTCTTCCGGGGTCCAGTCCGGGTCAAGCTCGAGCCGATAGACCGACGCATGGTCAGTTAGGAGCCGCATCACATGTCGAGGGGTCCGCCACAAAGTCACTGGATATCCCCATTCTCAACAGCAACCGTCAGCATCTCCACGATCACGTCGAGGGTGACGGCGTATGGGTCGTCAGCGATAGTGCCCATGCGGGCATCAACCTGGGACCTCACATACAAATGGTCCATCGATTCGATATACGAAATGATTTTGTCGGTAGCCGTAAGGCCGGTTTCGGTTGGGCCAACATGTTGAGCAGACAAATCAAGCCGGTACACGTCACCGTCAACAGTGACCGAAGCTCGTGCGTCTACCTGCCCGTCGGTGACAGTGATGGTGGCAGGAAGTGTCGGGGTGATCGTCGCAGTATGAGACATACCCATGATCGTCCCTCCGCTTACCTGTCACATGTGGGGATGCAGGATCACCGCTGTTGGCGGGGCTGCCGTGGCGAGCGTTTCCCACGCTTCTTTCGGGTCGCCTTCGCAGGCTTCCCAGGCCCCCCACCGCCAGGGCGAGCCTCTATCTTAGCGTCGTCCGGGATATAGAACGGTGCTGGACGCACATCACGCACACAATTCGGATGAGACTTCGGGACTACCTCGCTCCTCGGGACGATCATCCCGTCAGCTTTCACCGGGTCCTCATGATACGTCACACCGCAATCAGGGGAATCGAAATACTGCATCCATTCGACATCCTCTAGTTCCGCCTGCAACAGTGTTCCTTCGTTGTAAGCATCGGCAGTCACAGTACGCAACAACATGTCGCTGTAATGCTTCATAGGCACCTTCGCCCCGTCGGCGTAGGTGACCTGCCACAGGCCGTTACGTGCCGCCACATTCGCTAACTCTCGGCCTGCCTGTGTAGCCGTACGGGACTCCATGAGGGCTGCACGGGTCCGGTCACGCACCCAACCGCGTAAGGCCCGTTTCGTAGACCGGTCGATCTGCTGCAACCTGCGTGCAATGTCGTCCCACGACCGTTCCACAAACCGGCGCACAGCCTCCCTATGGGTTTGGCCCCATGACACTTCCCGTCCGAGGTCGGCGGCAAGCGACACGGCACCACCTTCCATGATCGTCGGCAACGTGTCGCCCCACCATGCTTGCGACACCTCCGCGAGCCGGCCCATCTCCCGTTCATGCAACCGGATCAGATCTTTAAGATTGCGGGCTTCACGTCTCCGCTGGGGGTCATCCACCACTTCCTCGAACCGGGCTAATAGGCGGCCGTATGAGGTTTCCCACACCTCCGCCAACTCGCGGGTCAACCGGTCCCGTTCCCCAGGCGTCACCGCGCACCCAAATCCGGGCCCACAATCGGCACGGACTGCCACGAACCCACATCAACCGGCGACTCACCCGGACACAACGTCTCCAACCGTCGAATCAGACCCGCCACATAATCAATATTGCCACCCATCGACTGCCCGTAATCGTCCTTGATGTCCCACGATTCTGGTTGTGCAACCATGTCAGCAAACCGGCGACGTAGCACCGCCAACGCTGCACAGTGCGGCCCCCCATACTGGTCGATCAACGCCACAACATCGGCGTCGCACGGCTCAGACCCCACCCAATCCCTCACAACATCAACCTGCATTACAGATACTCCCTAAAAGAGGGTGGTGGGGCCAGAAAGACTTTGTGGCGGAACACCCCGAGAGAACGCCACAGCCTCCTGGCCCCACACAACACGAACCCGGTTACTTGACGGCGTGAGCCATCGTGGTGTCCGGGTTCTTCAGCAGCGGCAACGCAATCGCAACCGCATGGGTCCACAGAGTCGCCGGGTCATGCTCAGTCCAAGCACCAGCAACAAGACCGGGCTGAACACCGAGACCCTGATACTCCGGGTCAGTGGACTCGACAGTAGTGCCGTACAGGGTCTCCCCCGCACCAACAGTGTCGTTCCACAGAACCACGTAGTCCTCGTTGATCGCTGGCGTCGAGAGAGGATACATGGTGCCGACCACATCAATGGTCATCCCGGCGATCCCTGCGACAGCCTCCCCGACAGCCCCCTGGGTGGCGTACGCCGGAATCGTTGACCCGACAGACGACTTGACACTGTCGTTCGCCTGCAGATCAACCATCACCGACGGTGACACGATCACACGGTTCGGGCGCACACCCGACACGCCTTCAACCGTGGCAGCCCACGAAATCAGGTCAGCGATCGGATCGGCGTCGTCGTGGTTGTCCCACGGATCGGTGGGCGGTGTGGTGACGGTGAGGGACGGGTCACGGCCCGACTCGTAAGTCGAAATGACACCGTTCTCGTCGAGGGCCAAATCGCCGGTCTGCAGAATCTCGCCTCGGCCGAGCTCAATGCGGGCCTGAATTTCGCGGGCAAGCCTCGCGGCATCCCCATACACACCGTCAGCAATCTCACTATTCGACGCGTTCCGGATACGCAACTGGGCGTATTCGGACAGCGGAATCTTTCGCGAGATGGGCTGCAGTTCACCAGTCACCCGCGACATGGCGGGGCGACGGGCAATCTGTGACTCGGCGTCAAACGACCGGAACGCGGCAGCGTCAGCGATCGCGTCAACGCCACGATCAAACGCAAACCGGATATCGTTCACGGCACGATACGGGAACACAGACGCAAGAGACTGCGACTGTGCATCGAACTCGTCACGTGCAATACGAGCGAATTCGGTTAGTTCAATTGGGTCTATGAAATCTATGCTAGCCATCTTCTAGTTCTCCTATCAGTCGCTGCCGGTATCGCTGCCGGTATCGCTGACCGGGTACTCGGCGTTGAATATGTAACGGCCGTCCTCCAGGCCGACAGGGTTACCGTCAGGCAGGTACTCCGCCACAACAGTCACATCGGTGAGGACCGCAACGGTCTCGGTGACATTCCCGGTGACGGTCACGTCGTGCCAAACAGCACCAACGACATCATCGACATCGTCGCCGCTGCCAGCAGCCTCAAGAACACCGCCGCTACCAGCGACAAGCATCGTTCCGGACTTGATCACGTCACCCGGACCGAACCCGGAACTGACATCAACAGACCCAGACTCAGGATGACGAGTGCCACGGGCCGACTTCAGCCAACGATAGTCACCGCCACCACCAGATTCAGAAACAACATGTATACCCATTGTTAGTTAAGCCTCCCAGCTCAGTTTAAACGACTTTCATACCCATATTTTGGGCACGGTCTAAGGCCCTTTCACGGGCCGACTTGCCAGACGGGACACGCTGATCGTTACGTGGATTGACCGAACCGGCCCCAGCAGGGGCAGGCGGCTGGTTGCCACTAAACATGGCAGGCAGACGTTCGCTCAACGCCGCTACTTCGGCGTCCAGATCATCCGCTGCCACATCAATCAGCCGTAGAGCATCACCGATCACCGCCGGATCAACCGACGCCCGAAACAGGGCTGTCACTGCCGCAGCTTCCCGTGCAGAAGCGTCACGGGCCTGCTCCGCAGCTGCCGCAGCAGCCTTAGCCTCATCAGCCTCGAGCCGTAGCCGTTCCACCTCCTCAAGTTCGGCACGCTGAACCTGTTCCGCTTCCGCAGCAAGGTACGTGTCGATCTCGGCCTGACGGGCCTCCGCCGCTTTCTCTGCAGCTTCAGCAGTACGTGCAGCAACTATCCGATTTATTTCGGTGTGCTGTTCCGGCGTAAACTCGATCTTCGGTTTACTTGGTTCCGGTGTATCAGTGGTGTCGGTGTTCTGTTCGCTCACGTGTTCTCCTGTGTGAACTTTCTGGCCCCACACTTGACAGTCGGTGGGCTGACTGTGACCCCGAGATAGTCGGGCGGCTAACCACACGCATTCCTACATGTAGTTGAAACATAGTAGTAGCAGAACAACCATCAAGTGGTGGGGGATGCAGTCACCCCAAAAACAAAGGTGGGGTTCCTGCCGGTCAGGGAACCAACAGAAACCCCACACAACTAAAGAAACAAACCAGCTCAAGTATCAGAAACTATACGCATCACCCTATTCGCAGACACCACAGACGAACCCGCCACCTCACGATACGTCACACCCAACTCCACCAACCCCCGAAACAATTCGTTACGACGCCCCATCACTTCATCTAACTCGGCACGCAACGCCCGCTCCACCTTCGCTAACCGTTCCAGTTCAGCGAGTTTGCGGATCGCTGTCGGGTCGGTCGTGTTTTGTTGGGGGCGTCCGGGTTGTTTCATGTGGTCACCCCGCTTGATGGGTCAGGGTGACTATAAGTGGGTTTGGGGTCATTGGTCGTCCTGTTGTGTTTTGGTCGCTATGGCAGAGGCGAGCCGGATGATGATGTAGCCGGCGGTGATCCACCGGATGGTGGAGGCGGTGTCGGGGGCTGTGTGGTCGACCCACCGGTCGAGGTGGTAGAGGCCGGTGGCGGTGGCGGTGAAGATGGCGAGTGCGGCTACGAACCGGTAGGTCCATTCTCGGTGTTGGGTGTTCATGCTGTTTTCTTTCTTTGGGTTTTGTGTGCGGCTTTAGTCAGTGTTTCGGTTGGGTCGCCCCACGCCCATCTTTGGAGTCCTTCCCATGGGGGGCCAGTGTTGTATGGGGCTTCGAAGATGACGGGTCGGCTAGGGGGCCGTCCATGTCTAGGAGGAGTGTTGGTTTCGCTGGCGGGGCCGTGTTGGTCATTGCTGCGTTTTCGTGGCTTGGTGGGCGAGGCCCAACACGATGAGTGCCAACGCTACCCATCGGACAGTCGTGCCGGCGGACGGGGCGTTACGGTCAAGCCATGTCACGACATGGAATACTCCGGCTACCACCAACCCGAACACGATCGTGGTGGCAGCAAACGTCACGAAACGATTCATACTTGAACACTCTCTTCCATACGGTTGCGCACATATTCACTTCTGGCTTCGCTGCATTCAGGGCATGGCGGTTCCCCGCGGCGGTAGTGGCGGCGGGACCCCGCGTATGTGCCTTTAGCGTCTCCACACCCGATAGGGGTTGGTGGGGTTGGAGGGGTGCCGGCAGCGTATGCTTCTCTAGTCACGGAGGATGTGCGTCGTCGCCCCGAACGCGTCAGCCCGGCCACCACACCTGCACCTATCCACAGTTCCTGCCGGTCAGGATGCGCAACCCACTGTAAACAGTCGTCGAGGACAGGGCAGTCTTTGCAGATGGCTTGGGCTTGGCGTGCCTCCTTGGTTGATCCTTCCCTAGGAAACATTTCGGTGGTACGGCCTTTGCAGGCAGCCCGGTCCATGAATGGTTGGAGGCTGTAGGCGGTACTCATGCGAGCCTCACAGGCATAAGCAGATGTATGTAATCCGGGTGGCCGCATGGACGTACCACAACCGGTTTCAGTTGGCCTGTGAACGACATTTGGATATCAATCGTTTTGTAGGCTGTTAACGCGTCGATGAGATATTTCGGGTTGAAGCCGACGGTCATGTCGGGTTCACCTATGTATTCGGCGTCGACGGTTTCGGTTGCTTCCCCAACCCCGTGTGTCCTAGCGGCGAGTACAACGTTGGTGGGGTTGAATGTGAGTCGTAACGGCGTGTTGAGTTCCCTAGCCATTAGTTGAACTCGTTTCACCGCTGCCGTCAGTACGTCCGGGTCGACTCGTAGATGGTTGGGGAGGTCGGTTGGGATCAGTTTCTTGTAGGCCGGGAAGTCGCCCTCTAATAGTTGGGTTGTGACGGTTACGGTGTCGGTGGTGAAGCGGGCCCACCGGTCCCCAAACAGCACACCTAGCGTGTCGTTGTCACCCACGAATCCGGCGACGTCACGGAGGGATGCTGCCGGTACCAGGACTGTCTCGTTGTCCCCCAGCATGATGTTGCCGGGGTGGTCGGAGACGGCGAGCCGGTACGAATCGGTCGCTACAAGTCGTAGCCCGTTGTCTTCTGCCGACATGAGTAGCCCTGTGAGGATTGGGCGGGCCACATCGGTTCCAGCGGCGGGTAGGGTGCGTTTGAGGCCCTCGAGGAATCCTGCCGCATCAATCTTTATGGTGTCGCCTGTGACGTCGGGGGTTCGGGGGTATTCGTCGGCGGGCAGGAGTCGGATTGTGGATCGGAATTCGTCTGCAACGATTTCGGCCGAGTGCGTCCATCGC